GGAAGAGTATACTTGTCACGGCTGGTACTACAGCCACCGTGTCTGTTGCAGCCACCCTTACAGCAACAGCAGTCTTTAAATGGACTGTAACTGCAATGAAACCCATTCTTAAACAAGCATGGACAAAGATAACAAAAAGGGTGAGTTCATCAAGTTTATCGTCCTCGTCTGGTCCGCCGGACTCTTAACTGCAAGTTATGCAGGATGGATGGAAAAGATGGATCCTACATATGTCTCTTCTATTCTTAGCGGAACTCTAGCAACCTTTTCTATTTCAAGAGAAAAAAACAAATGAAGAAACTTCTTCTACTTTTATTTATTGCAGCTCCAGTTTCAGCTCAGGTAACACCTAACTTCACGCAAGGTTCAATGCAGTCAACAACAACTACCACCATTGATATTGACCGAACCATTGCTACAAATGTCTACGGTGGTGATTATTCATCATGGTCTGGAACAAACGTAGTCCCGAGCGGGGACATCGCAGATACCGCTACAACTTATTCAGTCCACACTGCTGGCGATCAATTTCAACTAGAGATTGTAACGAGAGCAGCAGGCAAGATTCAAGACAGCTTAGTAACAGAAACAATCGAACAAAGTACTGTTACTACATCCTTATCGGTCTTCTCACAGTAAGTCCTGCTTACGCTAATGATGACCCAAAGGTACAAAATACATCTAATCCCGTAGCTGCTGCAACGGGTAATGTGACTAATCAGGCGGTGCAATTCCAGAATAATGGAGCACCGTCTCGTCAATACTTTGCAGGTGCTAATAGTTGCAATGGAACAACCATGCAGTTCTCGCCCTTTTATATGGGCAACGATACTATTCCTTTCGATAATGAAGGGTATGTACGCAGCAATAACTACGGCGTACAGCTGAACTTCTCAGTGCCACTAGATGGTGGCATGATAGAAACCTGTAAAGGTATCGCCCGTAAACACGAACAAAAGATGCGTCTTGATTACGAACTTGTTCGTGCACTTAAATGTACAGAAATTATGAAGTCAGGGTTTACTTTTAGACCTGGCAGTCGTGTCGAAATGCTTTGTCATGACATCGTACCAATCGTATCTATTAAATAATGGAAGCAATAGTCGCTGCTGTCATCGCAATAGTTGCTGGCGGCGCAACTCTCAATAACAGATTACACAACAGAATAAACAATGTACATGATCGCATTAGTGGTCTTGACAGACGTATCGACGCTATTGAACTTGGCGTGGCTCAGGACTATGTATCTAAAGCTGATTTATCAGTCATGGTTCAGCGTATGGAAGATCATATGGTGCGTATTGAAAACAAACTAGACCAAATTGTCCTTAGAAATAATTAAATGACTTATAAACTTGTAGACCTATACACCGAAAAGGTACTAGGTACTTACGAAACTGCAGAACAGGCAGCTAAAGCTGAATCACACCTAGATCATCAGCAAGGTGAAACACGCTATGCAATCGAAACACCAGTAGTAAAAAAAACAAGGGATAAGAAAGCAAGTGTCAAAAAAGAAAGCGAATGAAGATCAGTTTAACGAACTGCACAATCTAGTAACAACTGAGTTCTTGAACCGAGTCAAATCCGGTGAAGCAAGTACTCAAGACTTGAAGGCAGCTTGTGATTGGCTAGCAAAAAATGACATTAGTGGTGTTGCTGTTGAAGGTAACCCCTTGTCAAAACTAGCTGGAATCATGCCTCAGGTTGATCCTGAACTTGTACAGAGCAGACTTTATGGCCGAAAGTAGTTCCACATACTATAAAAATAATCCGAAAGCGAGAGCTAAACGGAATAAGCAACAAGCACGCTACAACAAGACAGCTAAGGGTTTAAAGATCCGTACCGCTGCCAACAAGTTAAACCGAGAGCTCGGTACTTATGGCAATAAGGACGGCAAAGATGCTTCTCATACTGGTCCTAATAAAGGCAAATTAGAAAGTCCTTCTAAAAATCGCCGTAGACCACGTTTGAAATCATCTAGATACGCATGACACCCTTACTTCCAACTCCTGAACATTACCTTTACAACCTAATAACCATGACATCCTCTGAAGCCAAGCGCCTTTGGAGGCGCAGTATCAAAGAACACTTTGGCTGCACATGTGTTTATTGTGGAAAAACTTATGAACTATCTCAACTTACTCTGGACCATGTACATCCTCGCACTCTTGGTGGTGAAGATGTCAATACGAATGTCGTACCAGCCTGTACCAGATGCAATCAGGATAAAGGAAGTAAACACTGGGTTAAGTGGATGAGGGAAACCTTTGGATATAACCCACTACGTGAACAATTAATTTCAGACTACATCAATTAAATGCATAAAAAAGGTCACGGTCTAAAGATCGCAAGCTACAAGCCTAAAAAGAAAAAGAAAAAAAAGTACTGAACAACTAATTAATTACACGCCCCCGCAAGGGGGCTTTTTTTATGTCTCAACATACTATTGAAGCTCAGCATATAAAAAAACAAGCGATTGATAAAATTCTCAAACGCATGTATCAAAACATTGAAGCTGAGAAAGCAGGCAAGAAAATCAGCAGTTCTCATAAGCCTAAGATGTATCTTAGGATGGCTCGTCTTTTAGCTGGTACAGATGATTCAGTATTTATAGATACTATTGACGATCTTCTGTCAAAAAATGCTACTGGAGATCAAATTAAAAATAAACTACGTGGCATTTCTGAAAGAGAAATTCCTAAAGGTTTAAAACGTGTAATGTCAGACAGATTGCATCATGGAATTCCATTAGAATTGATGGATGTTTTAATGAAGCAAGAACCTGATGTAATGCTTGAATTTCTTCAAGCTGCAGAGGCTGATGGCAGATATTTTGGGGATAGCAGACCTAATGTTGATAATTCATTTCAAGAACAATCTCATACAGCAGCCGCTGATAAAGCTACAGCTAAATATGAAAACCACCCCTATGAACTTGATCTGAGGGGCGACAGACGTTTTAGCGCACATCCAGATGGTACAAATAAAGGTTTTGACAAAGCTTTAGACCAAGTATATAGCTCTGGATCAGAAATGTATGATGCCTTTAAGCCAGCAATTGCTGAAGCTGAGTACGCACTAAAACTAGGTATTAATTCTGACAAAAGTAGACGTGTTGTAGCTAATGAACTTGTAATTAAAGAAGGTATTGTTAAACCAGGAGGCAACCTTTGGGCTAAAGATACCCCTGAGGTTGAAGTAATAGCAGGTAGAGCGCATCTTGCAAAACGGGAAGTAGGTCTATTAGTTGCTGCATCACACAACCCATTTAAATTTCAAGATCAAAAAGATTTAGATGCAAATAATATCACACAAACAATGATAGATGATTGGGATAAAGGCCAACTTAAAAAATTAAAACTTATTCAGGATGCTATTGAAAATCCTTTTGCTAAACGTGCCGCAGGTATGGTTCCGTTTGTTGGCACCGGAATAGGTGCAGCACTTGTAGAAAATATAACTGCTGACCGTGAAAAAGAAATAGCTGAAAATCCTAATGATCCGACTCTACAAGTTAACAAAATTCTTGACCAAGTATCAGGCTGGGGTGATAGAACTTCATTAGCTGGTATGGCTGCTACTGCTACAGGTGTTGGTGCTCCAGTAGGTGTACCCGCAGTTGCCATTGGAGAAGCAGTTTCAGGAGTGGCTAGCACAATGAGTATGGCTATCGATGGGGGAAGAGCATATTTAAAATTCCTTACCAATAAAAAAGAAGTAACAGAAGAAGAACTTGATTTTGCAATTTAATTAATGACAAACGTCCTCGAGGCGTTACAAGATGACTTCAAGTTGTTCCTGCAAGCTTTGTGGGGACAACTAGATCTTCCTACGCCGACTCGCGCTCAATACGCTATTGCTGACTACCTACAACACGGTCCTAAACGCCTACAGATTCAAGCTTTCCGAGGAATCGGTAAATCGTGGATTACTGGTGCCTTCGTGTTGTGGACACTATTCAAAGACCCAGAAAAGAAGATCATGATTATCTCCGCTTCCAAAGAGCGTGCAGACAACATGTCTATCTTCCTACAAAAACTAATTATAGAAACACCTTGGTTAAAACACTTACAACCCAAATCAGACGACTCACGCTGGTCGCGTATCAGCTTCGATGTTCTTTGTTCTCCCCACCAGGCACCTTCCGTCAAGTCTGTCGGGATTACTGGCCAACTGACCGGCTCCCGCGCTGACTTAATGATCCTTGATGACATTGAAGTTCCTGGTAACTCAATGACTGAAATGATGCGCGAAAAACTACTGCAACTTTGTACTGAAGCTGAATCAATCCTTACTCCTAAGGAAGACTCTCGCATCATGTACTTAGGTACTCCTCAGACAGTCTTTACGGTCTACAGGAAGCTTGCTGAACGTAACTATAGGCCATTCGTATGGCCAGCACGTTTCCCCCGCTCTCTATCCAACTACGAAGGGCTCATAGCTCCTCAATTACAAGAAGATATTGATCAAGGTGCTGATAAATGGGATGTAACTGACCCTGACAGATTTAATGATGAAGACCTTATTGAACGTGAAGCAGCAATGGGCAGAAGCAATTTCATGCTTCAGTTCATGCTTGATACCTCCCTTAGTGACGCTGAAAAGTTCCCACTTAAAATGGCAGACCTTATCGTTACTTCCGTTAATCCCGATACTGCTCCTGACTCCATCGTCTGGTGCTCAGACCCAAGGAACTGCATCAAGGATCTCCCAACAGTTGGTCTTCCTGGAGATTATTTCTACTCTCCAATGCAACTCCAAGGCGAATGGCTTCCTTACCAAGAAACAATCTGCTCGGTTGACCCATCGGGCCGTGGCACGGATGAAACAGCAGCAGCTTTTATTTCCCAACGGAACGGTTTCTTGTACTTGCACGAAATGCGTGCTTACAGAGATGGATACAGTGACAACACACTCTTGGATATTCTAAGAGGTTGTAAAAAATTTAACGTTACTAAACTTGTAATTGAAACTAACTTTGGTGACGGTATCGTCGCTGAACTATTTAAAAAACACCTACTACAAACTAAACAAGGTATTGATGTCGAAGAAGTCCGAGCCACCGTACGGAAAGAACAAAGAATCATTGACACCATGGAACCCGTTCTTAACCAGCACCGCCTTGTTGTGGATCGCTCTGTTATTGATTGGGACTACAACTCCAACAAAGACGCAGCCCCAGAATCAAGACTCCTCTACATGCTCTTCTATCAAATGAGCCGCATGTGCCGGGAAAAAGGTGCTGTTAAACACGATGACAGACTTGATTGCCTTAGCCAAGGTATCCAATACTTTACTGATGCAATGTCTATCTCCGCTCAAGAACAAGTCAATATGCGTAAACGTGATGACTGGAATGACATGCTCCGTGCCTCTATAGAAGACCCCCAAGGCTCCGCTAATCACCTCGTTTTAGGTCTCGATAAAGACCAAAGACAACTAGCTAGACGTAACTCCCAAACCTCAGTCCCTAACTGGGTTTAAGAGCGGTCCCACCCGTATACAGGGGAGATAGAGGGTGGACTATCTTCTCTGGACTAGAGGAAGGAGACAATCTTTCCTCTCTTTATTAATGGACATAGGTGAAGTCCATTCTGTAAGCACTATTAAAACCCAACTAACACTGACACATTAACTTGTACTTGTTCTAAATAACATCTATCTCATCGTATTACTATGTATGTAATTACTGTTGAGATCCGTGTTATAGGGTACAGCTGCGTTAGTTAATTAATTACATATGTATATACATGAAAGAACTACAGTTTGAAGGTAATGAACAAGACTGTTCCTTTACTTATCATCGTACTCGTGAAGGTCCTAATTTCTTTGTATCTCATTATAAAGGGTCTACACGGGGTCACAATGATCCTAAAGAATGTTGGCGTACTCTCGGTGTAGCTAAGTTCACTGACTCCGGTAAGGCACTTAAACAATGGTGCCTCGATATGGACGAACAATACGGTGATACACAGATTGAACCTCGTGTTGATACTTCCTTTGCTTCTGAAGTGCAAAGTGAAGAGGTCTCTCCTACTGATAATACTAAGATGATTACTTGATGCTTACTTATATTTCTTATATTAAGGGGTTCTTTTCTGTTGTTCTGTTTAATTGTATTCAACCGGTGAATTGGGAGTCTTGTGCTCCTGTTCATGTCTGGTTGCCGCCGTATATTAATGATGCTTACGTGGTTTTAAGTGAGAAACCGTATCAACAGGAGTTAGATTACCTCGATAAATTTTGACATAATTTTGTCAACCCATATACGTAGGGGCAGGGACGCAATTTACCCCCAGTGGGGGGTGTTTGATGCCGCATTAGACTGCTAGTGGCGTGCAAAACACTACTAAGTAACACGAATTCGTTACTAATACGTGCCACTATCGCTCACTCAATCTCAACCAATCTGTCGCGCCAATATAATTTAATCTTACACAATCACCACGCACTGATAACATTAACTAATGACTCACTATGTATGAACCAATAGCTGCAATCAAGATTATTAAATGCAAAGAATGTGGAGCTGATGTTCGATGCAATGCTAACTACCCAATCACCGAACTAACGTGTAGTCAATGTCATCGTGCTAAGCAAGATACAGCTACTAAATAACATCACACTCATAGCGCCAGCAATGTAGCATAGAGTGCAAGTATTAAGATAAGTTATATTGATATGTACCATAAGCACCGCTGATAGATAAATGAGTATTTATACTCTTTCAATTTCCAGCGTTTTTTGCAATACTATGGGAAGTCAAGGGAAGCACCCAAGACAAGCTTCCACTAGTGGACAATCTACAAACAGTCCACTAAATCACCCAAAGCACTGCATAACCTGCTATGCTTACAGCATCATCAAAATTACATCAATTCTCACACATTTGCATCAACTCTCACCACTCGACAGAAAACATTTAGTACTCGGCAGCGTTGGCTATTACTTCTTTCTTTGTCATGACGACAGTCAAGACGACGACATGACACCAGCCGAGGCATACGAAGAGTACAGCAACATGTCAAACGCTGAACTTATCCACGATTCTTCAGTCTTTGACATCTTCGAATCATGCGAAGATTACTACGATTCATACTCAGCGTATGTTCCTGACGAGTATTCTCTTTAAGTCACAATCATCCACTTATGGACAATTGATTCTCTCCTTCTGTCATCCTCAGCGTTGACAGTATGAGGCAATCATCGCCTCTTTTACTTTACATTCAAACTATTATGTTCTTCACTCCTTCAACTCGTAACGCTATCAAGTCTTCCGCTGTTAACAACATCGAAGTCAATCAGTCTACCAATCAAGCCATTGTCACCTTCAACAGTGGCAAGCAATACCTCTACAGCGGTATTTGCGAAGATGCAATGTTTGACATCATCTTCGGACAAGTCAAGTCATTCGGCAAGTGGGTTAACGCTTCTTGCGTCAAAGACTCCGACGTTTCTGCTTTTGCTCTTGCTTGAGCTTCACTAACTAACCAT